GACTTGTGACTCTTGCTGATTCGTGCGGATTGCATATCATTGGTCTTAGCACTACAAATACACAACAGAAGGAAAGGCAATAAGCATGAAAAAATTAGTAGCATTTACCCTCGCTGCAGGGATGGTCTTGACCACATTCAGCGGCTGTACAGCCAAAAAGACGCAAGACACGAGCAGCAGTGAAGCGACCAGCATTGTAGAATCTGAAGCAGAGGAAATTGCCGATGCCGAGGATAAGAACGATGCAAGCTCGGAATCGCAATATGATGAGCCGGACAATGTGGTTATCGAGTACGACGGAAACAAACTCATCGATTTACCAACAGAAAGCATCAAAGTCACATTGCGCGGAAAGCAAATCCTGCCGGGGAGAGATACGGCGGAGACGCTGCAAAAGTCGTTTGAAAGTACATTTGTAGATAACTCGCGATTTACCATCAATCGTTGGAACCCAGAATATGTTGTCGGCCCAGACGGAGAATTGACGGTCACAGCTCACTCGGACGATTATAAAACTGAGGACGAACCGGATGTCAAAGATGTTATCCCAGATTCGTACATGTTCAAAAAAATGAGCGCACTTTCACTGGAGGAAGGTACGCAGTTCGAATTTTTCGGTCTGACGGAAAACTCGTCATTTGACGATGTCTGGCGCACAATGAGCCAGTACGGTGACCCGTATGAAGGACACAACTACACAAAAGAAACAGATGAAGAGCGCGGCAGCCGCGCCGGAGTGCTGTGCTATCTCACCAAAGACGGGTATGATATCCAATTCAATTTCGATGGATTTGGGGAATATTTAAGCTCCGTCTTCATCTCATATACGCCTGGCGAGTTGTCTCGTCGAGAAGGGCTGGCGAGCCTGCAAAATAATCAGTAACAAAACAAAGGAGCACAGCATGAGCAATCAGGACACCCAGAACGAAAAAGAAATCGAAGCCCGTATTCACGAAATCCTCATTGCATTTGCTAAGGATTTTCAAGAGTTCATCAGGAACAAGCCTCGTGCAGGCAAAGATGCTTATAAAATTGTGGACATGCACGACCCCAACGGACTTAGTGCTTCCACTGTACGCGTCGTGTCTTTGAGCGATGAGAAGGCTGAAGAGCTGGCACTGGCATGTGTGAATATGGCTAACGCTATGCTTTGGCTGTATTATCACCGAAACCAATTCAAGGACATCGAGTTTCATACAAATGAGGAGCTTGGCACGACTGAATACATCATGCGTGTCCAACACGATTTGGACGATGTTGATAGTGCGCTGTTCCTCCCTGTGTGGAATCGTCTCGCTACGCACGTTGCCTACGACTGTCAACCGAATGCGTTCGAAGGCAATGTCGAGCAAGAACAGGCGAATTTCGTCAACACATATTTGATGTTGTATGCCTGTATGCGCAGCTTGAAGGATGGCTCTGCTATCAAACGCATGGTGGATAACACCGATAACGACCTCGAAAAAATCGGAAATCTGGCATACTACCTGTTTAACAGTAGTTTGGAAAACTATTACAGCGGCATCGAAGACTAACAAGCAGCCCCGTGCAGACATCACCATCTGCGTGGGGCACTTTTTTTGCTGCACAGGAAAACTTGCGAAAATATGCGAACTGACTACAATAAACATATACGATTAGATATTAACCGAGGAGGGAACAAATTGAAACGACTTACTGCTTTTCTTCTCGCGGGGATTACTGTATTGTCCCTCACGGGATGTGTACCGAGATACGCAGATACTGCTGCTGTAGAACGGAGAAATACAAGGCCGACAACGGTGATAACGCAACAGCCAACAGAAGCTATGACGGGAGAGAGCGCGGAGAGTACGCCT